CTAGATTGGATCAGGTTGAGAAAAAAATGGAACAAGTTCAGGTTGATTTTAATACCCACCTCCGAACAGCAAACAAAGAAATGATGGAAATCCTGTCGATTAGCAACCAAGCCATTGGTAAAAATATGTTGATTTTGGATCGAATCGAAAGGAAGATTGAAACATTATGAATCCTAAACAAATTGCGCTTTGTTTAATTTTAATGTCGTTTGCGTTTCTTGCTCTCGCGCTCTTGACAGGATGCACAACACTTGGTATTTCGTTAGAGACACAATACGGCAGGTTCACTTATGAACTGCCAGAACCAACAGGCACAAAGAAATGAAAATCGTAAATATCGTATTAGAACGACTCTCGGAGAATAGCACATGGCGTGGTTTACTCCTTATCGCTACGGCACTTGGAGTAAAACTTGAGCCTGAATTGCAGAACGCTATTTTAGCGGCAGGTTTAGGCGCAATTGGTTTAATCAATGTGGTTCGTAAGGGCAAAAAATGATTCCTCCTTCTCGCCCACAACAGAAAAAAGACGCAACCTTGAAGTTGCTGGCTAAAGCGGGAGTCAATGACAAAGTAGCTTTAGTTGGCATTCGTGGTTACTATCTTGATTCGATGGGCGAGAAAGGAAAAAATGATCGAGGCATTTACGATGATGCGATTTTCCTAGTTTCGCCAGAAGCGTATGTTTCGTATAACGCAAATACCGATCCTACTGTTTATCGAAAAGGCATTGCCTCGCTAGTGCCGGGAGTTCACATTTACAAAAAAGGCAAACATGGCATTTCCAAAGGTCCGGGGTATCCAGCCCTCCGTCCTGCTACCAAAGACGAAGCGTTGCCTGTTTATCGCGATGGCGAGGGCATTTCGATTGGCTATCATATCAACATCCATCGCGGAGGTAAATCTACCTCATCACTAGGTTGTCAGACGATTCCTGCATCCCAATACGATTCGTTCATTTCTTTGGTCTACGATCAAATGGATCGATTTTCACAAAAAACAATTCCGTATCTTTTAATTGAGGCTTAATTATGAGTTGCAACAACGATAACTATAACAACATCTGCCGTCAGGACATTCCTTATCCGCAAGTTTCTCCTGAAAGCGTTCCTTCGCTAATCTCGAATCTTGTTTATGCTCTTTACGGAACAATAAACAAATCTGTTGTAAATGGACGAGTGGTTTGGGATATTCCATGTGATCCAAATAATAGTGCTGAAGTAGAACAAATTCCACGCGAAGAAGGCGAAGGTTTGTTGTGCTACCTTCTGCGTTTATTTGCAAATTCGCTTGATAGCTATGGTCAATTTTTACGCTGGGGATTTGCTGGTTCTGGTCAAACTGCATTTACGCTAACTGGTGCATATCAACCTGACCGAAATGCTTATTTGGCATATATTGACGGAGTTGTTCAAGACCCTATTAGTTATACAATTTCATCAACTCTACCGCGAGTTTTAACGCTGGATACATCGCTTCCGACTGGATCAATTCTCACTATTATTGAGCTTTCAAGCCGAGCTGGCGCAACTGGAGCAACTGGCGTTGTTGGAAGCACTGGAGCTACAGGTATTCAAGGAAATGTTGGAGCATCTGGAGCAACGGGTTTAACTGGGCCTCAAGGTGCAACCGGACTTGGCTCAACTGGCGCAACAGGAGTTATTGGCGCAACTGGTATTAGGGGCGCAACTGGCGCGACAGGTGCTGGAACAACTGGCGCAACTGGATTGACTGGCGCAACTGGCGTGGCAGGTTCAGCAGGTCCGTTTGGTGGTGTTCGTTGGGCTTATACTGGTAGCAATAATACCACATTTAATATTTCAGGGAATACGACAAACAACCCATTAGCTTATTCAGTAAATATTGATGGGGTAACTCAAGACCCCAATAATTACTCAATAAGCGGAGCAATCTTAACGATGTCATCTCCTGTGCCATCAGGATCACAGATTGTAATTATTTCCTTAAACGGAATTGCTGGCGCAACAGGATTGCGTGGTTCTACAGGCGCGACTGGAATGGCTGAAGTTTTAAATGTTGTATCTTTTACTCAAAATAACATTAGTGGAGGAATAAAAGAATTTTCTTATGTTCCATCAAATGTTGGTTGGGATTATGGAACTCGGTTGAGAGCAACAGCATTTTCGGCATATCCATTCGATTATGTTGAAGGAGTTGTTTTAGAAGTCAACAATACAGAAGTTAGAATTGCAGTTGATCGAACAGAAGGTGCTGGATTTTACGCATATTGGTATATTGCACCTACTGGAGATGTTGGCTCAACAGGCGCAACTGGATTGACTGGAGCGACTGGATCACAGGGAACTCCCGGTGGCGCAACTGGCGCAACTGGTGCTTCAGGTTTACAAGGAAATGCAGGTCCGGTTGGTGGTCAGCGATGGGCTTATGTTGGTTCCAATAATACTGCTTTTAACATTACTGGAGCAACAACAACCAATCCACTTGGTTATAGTGTAAACATTGATGGTGTTACTCAAGACCCTAACGATTATTCAATCGCATCTGGATTTCCATATGTTCTTACAATGTCTTCTCCAGTTCCATCTGGATCAAATATTGTAATTACTTCGCTTAATGGAATTACAGGTGCAACTGGTGTAGCAGGTTCTGCTGGGCCTTTTGGCGGGATTCGCTGGGCTTATGCAGGAGGAACTCAATTCTTCGACATTACAGGAAACACTACAAACAATCCTCTTGGATACCTTGTCTGTATTGATGGTGTAGTTCAAGATTCTGTAAATTACTCGATTTCTGGAAATACTCTTACGATGTCTTCGCCTGTCCCTGTTGGATCGGAGATCGTCATTGTGTCTTTGAATGGCATTCAAGGCGCAACGGGCATCGGCGCGACAGGTGCTACAGGAATAGTTGGGCCTCAAGGCGCAACTGGGCCTCAAGGTATTTCTGGAACTGCGGCGGCAGGAGGTCAGAGATGGGGTTACATTGGAGACGGAACACAAAATACATTTGCGCTTTCTGGATCAAATAGCCTTATCCCTGCTGGTTACCTTGTAAGCATTGATGGAGTGGTGCAAGACCCGAACAATTATAACATTGTATCTGGTTCTCCATACAATATTGTTCTTTCAAGTCCTGTTCCAAACGGCTCTGTTATCGTTATCGTTGAAATTGTTGGGCCAATCGGAGCCACGGGTCAGACAGGCGCAACTGGTGTAGCAGGTTCTGCTGGTCCATTCGGTGGACTCCGCTGGGCTTATGCAGGTTCTGGCAATACAAATTTTGACATTACTGGAAATACGACAAATAATCCTGTTGCATATACTGTAAACATTGATGGAATCACTCAAGACCCGAATACTTATAGCATTTCTGGAAACACTTTAACAACATCTTCTGTTGTTCCATCAGGATCAGAGATTGTAATTGTATCATTGAATGGCATCCAAGGTGCTACTGGTCTAACAGGCGCAACTGGGCCAAGTGGAGGTCCGACAGGCGCAACTGGACCAGCATCTCCTGCTGGTGGAATTCGCTGGGCATATACTGGAGATGGATCGCAAACAAATTTTAGTGTAACTGGAGCAATCTCGACACTTGCTACAGCATTCCTTGTGGCAATTGACGGAGTGGTTCAAGACCCGAATGAATATACTATTTCTGGAACAACGCTTACAACTTCATCTGCTGTTCCGAACGGATCGCAAATTGTAATTGTTTCACTAAATGGTGTTCAAGGTGCGACTGGTTTACAAGGAACCCCCGGAGGCGCAACTGGAGCCACGGGTGTTGGAGCGCAAGGTTCGACAGGCGCGACAGGAGTATTGCCGCCTACAAATTTCGGTAGCGCATGGGCATTTACTGGCGATGGAATTCAAACAGTATTTGCAATTACTGGAGGATTGTCTATACTTGCCCCAGCTTACTTGGTTCATGTCGATGGAGTTTATCAAAAATCAACAAATTATATCATTGACAATGTTATCCCAAGGACATTAACTTTCTCGACACCGATACCATCGGGATCAGAAATAACGATAGTATCACTATCAGTAGCTTAACAAACAAACAAACAAAACTAAAATTATGCCACTAACTAAAGCAACAACTAATGTAGTCAACCTCGACAAAGACACACTTATCAACGGACTTACTGTAGGACAAGGAGGCGGAAATCAAACAACAAATACTACTGTTGGATTACTTGCATTAAACTCTAACACAACAGGGTATCATAATACATCAGTTGGAAAACAATCACTCTACACCAACACAACTGGATTCAATAACACAGCAATTGGTTTACAATCACTCAAAGACAACACAATCGGAAATAGCAACACAGCAATCGGTGCAGGCACTTTAGAATTTAACACAACTGGAATTAATAATACTGCAGTTGGAACACAATCACTCTACTCCAACACAACTGGATATGAAAACACAGCCAGCGGTGTATCCGCACTCCTAGCCAACACAACTGGATATCAAAACACAGCCAGCGGTGCAAATACACTCCAATCCAACACAACTGGGTTCAGCAACACAGCTTTAGGTGTCAGATCACTTTTAACCAACGCAACTGGAAACCAAAACACAGCAATCGGTGCAGGCACTTTAGAATTTAACACAACTGGAGACAGCAACACAGCTAGTGGAACTACCGCATTGTATCAAAATCAATCAGGAATTAGAAATACAGGTTGTGGATTTTATGCTTTAGGAAACACTACAACATACAACAATTGTTCGGCATTAGGATATGATGCTCAAGTAAGTGCTTCTAACCAAGTTCAACTTGGTGATTCAGCAACTACCACATACGCTTATGGAGCAGTTCAAGATCGTTCTGACATCCGCGATAAAACTGATATTCGTGATACCGAACTTGGACTTGAATTTGTAAATGCACTTCGTCCAGTTGATTTCAAGTGGGATATGCGTGAGGACTATCGTCCAGAAGCACCTAAATCCGTTGCTAAACCAACTGAACTTAAAGAAGACGCCACCGAAGAGGAAAAAGCCAAATACGCTCAAGAACTCGCCGCATACAACGCTTACAAGGTTGAGCTTGATAAGTGGCTTGAAGATGTAAAACTTGCCAACATCACTCACGATGGTAGCAAGAAGCGTAATCGTTTCCATCATGGTTTGATCGCTCAAGAAGTTAAATCTGTTCTTGACGCTAAAGGCATTGATTTTGGTGGTTTCCAAGATCACTCTGTCAAGGGTGGCGACGATGTTCTTTCGATTGGTTATGTTGAGCTTATCGCTCCAATGCTGAAAGCAATCCAAGAACTCTCTGCTAAAGTTGCCGAACTTGAAGCTAAATAAACGATAGTGATTGTTTGCCATGCGGTGTAGAAATATGCCGCATGGCAAAACACTATAAAATATGCCATATACTAAAGAAAAAGCTGAATTGCCAGAAGGATTTATTGATCTTGGCGAAGAAGTTCCTGCGATGGGAATGACTGAAATCGAAATCGAAGCTCCGAAAAGCGAATATCACTACCCTTCACTTTATTTCGACAATGCAGACGAATTGAGCAAGTTGCCAAAAGAGGGGACTGCTGTTATTCATTTCAAAAAAGTAATGGAGAAAAAAGAAGTCACGATGCGTGATGGCGAGGAAAAGAAACGGCATTGCGTTGAGTTACAAATTTGTGGTATCAAGCCAAGTTCTGTTTCTGAAACTGAAACGGAAGAATACGATGACGAAGACGAAATTGAAAATGGCTTAAACGAAGCTGAAAACGATTAAAAATATGACAAACCCAATGCCGCCAGAAATGGCAATGCCGCCAGAAATGGCTCCTGAACCAACTTCGCAAGGTGGCGAGGTGTCTATGTCAATTCCGAAAGCAGATTTTGACAATTTGTATGATTTGATCATGCAATTGGCCTCCACTTTAGAAAACATGAAATCTACTGTGGACACTCAAGAAATGGCCGCTCAAGAAGGAATGCCAATGGAGCCAGAAGGCGTGACTCCAAACGATGCCGCCGATCTTGAAATGTTCGCAAAAGAACTCAATTCTCGAAGCGCATAAAAAATGTTCGTATCCCAAATCTATGAGGAATGCGCAGAGATTTTAGGAACGACGAATGCGGAAAGAGTTTTCCGAAAAATCTCACAGGCGGTTCAGACTTTGATGGAGAGCGGCCACTGGACGCATTCCACGGCTGAAATTGACATTTGCACAGGCTGGGACGGCCAAAGCGTAACCCTGCCTCGCGGTGTAGATACTCCATTGGCAATCAATGTCGATGGTTCTCCTGTTTATTTCAGGAACCGCTTGTTCCAGTATCATGTGAACAAAGGCGGGAAATTCAATCCTGTCTCTTGGGCTTGGGATGATCGTGGATACACGCCGACAATAATGGAAATCCGCCAGCCTTCACAACTGATTGCTATTGCGGAAACAGAAAATGATGTTGGCAAGCAAATTCGCGTCATTGGAATCAACGGAAACAATGTTCCGTTGAGGTGCCAGCTTGAAAATGGAACTGCTTTGGATGGGTTGCTTGTGACGATTCATTCGATGAAAGATTTCCCTTACGGAACTATCTTGCCGGATGATCAAACTGTCGAAACGAGGCTGGTTTCAATTGATCCGATTACGAAATTCGTCAACAACAACGGGGAGCCGCACCAACTTGATTCTGGTGAAGGGATGAATATCCAGAATGAAACTGGTGTTATTCCAATTCCGCTGTATAACGGCCAAGTCGCATATGTTGGCGTTCTTGACGCTATTACGCTTCAACTTTTCAATGATCAAATAAATGCCGTGAATGGCAATTTCCCGATAGAAATGGAAAGCATCATTTCTGCGGGAACAATCAGGATCAGAGACAGCAAGCCAAGTCAGGTTGTTACGGCAATCGACATGTTTAGTGCTGTTCCTGTTGCGGTTTCAACAGGAAATCCTGTGGCTTTTCCAGACACGATAGCACTTTTGCCTTCTCCGCTGAAAAAGAAGGTTACATATTTTGCAAATTTGATCAGCGATACAGAATTGGATATTTTTGAGTCATACGAAGACGCTCAAAACAACATCAATCCAATTTATGTGCAGGGACCTTCTGGTTCCCCATTCCCAATTGATGTTAGAAAAGAACTTTTGCCTGAAACAAAACTGACCTTTGCGATCCCGCATTATTTTTTACAGGGTGATCAAGTTCAATGTTACACGGCTGGCGGAACGCTTCCGAATCCTCTGATTCCAAATCAAAACTATTTCGTAAATATTGTTGATCCTCTCACAATCACGATTCACGAGACGCAAGCGGACGCGATAGCTTCTACTACGACAAATTTTATCAATCCGATTAAAATTATTGACGCTGGTAGCGGAACAAATTACATCGTCAAACTCCTTTCAAGCACATTCCGAAGCGGCGAAACATCGCAAATTACCGCTTCCGGCCTAAATATTGCGCCTCCAACGGGTGCAGGAGCCAGTTTTCAAGCTGTTGTAACAGGATCGGTCAGGGCGGTTCAAGTGACCGCGCAAGGCAATGGCTATGCGACTGTTCCCGGAGTTACTTTTTCAGAGCCTCCTGATCCGCCAATTGGTTCCGGACAACAAGCCGAAATTGCAACCGGATACGCAATCATCAACACGATTTCTACGAAACTTGAGCAGATCATTATCACAAATCCGGGATTCGGATACACTTCTCCGCCTGCGATAACGATTGATCCGCCAACTGGCGCAAGCCCTCAACAAGCAACAGCGTCAGCAACAATCCAAACATCTTTCGTATCATATTTCCGCAAGATTTCTGGTGGAAACAACTATACGCAGGCACCGCAGGTTCAAATTGCAGGAGGCGGAGGGTCAGGCGCAACCGCGCAGGCTATTGTTAATAATACTATTTTCAACATCAATTCTATTACTGTTGTTGGAACAATAGCAACCGCGACAACATCCGTTGCGCATGGTTTTAATAGAAATTCCGTAGTAACAATTAAAGGCGCGAGTCCTTCAGTTTTTATTGGTGATAAGACTGTATTGAGCGTTCCCCAGCTCGACACAAACATTACCAGCATTACAAGAGTTGGAACAACGGCGACTGTTACGACAGCCGTTAATCATAACTACTCGACAGGGCAAATAGTCACAATTTCAGGCGTGACTGAAGTTCAATACAACGGGGATTATTCAATCACGGTCTTAAATTCTACGCAGTTTACATATGTTGTAACCGGAAATCCAACAACTCCAGCAGGAGGAGCTTCAAAAATAGCAAGCATTCCTTCTCCATCAGGAAATACTTTCACTTTCACAGTTCCAAGCGGAACAACAAACGCAACTGCAGGCGGGACTGTTTTTTCAGGTGAAGTTGTCGCTCTAAACATTATCACCAGCGGAACGGGATACACTTCAGCACCGAGCGTTATTTTGACACCATCAACTGGCGTGTTTGTTGAATTCACCAGCACGGGAACATTGCCGTCTCCGCTCGTTGCCGGAACGGCTTATCGGGCGGAAGCTCCTCTTGATACTGGAGCAGGCGTTTTCACAGTCAGGAACGCAGACTTTTCAAGAGTCAATATCACCGGAGGCGGAAGCGGAACTTTTTACACAGTTCTTTCAAGGTCATTCGGAGTTGATTTTACTGATCGTTGGCTTGGTGATTTTAATAATCTGACAACCGGACAAGTAATTTATTTCGGAACAGATTTCATTTTGCCATCTACAAGTCCCGCGATTGACGGATCAAATCCCTTCACTTTAGAGGTAATTTCTCCAACAGTAGCGAAAATAAAAAATACGGCATTACCTCCTGAATATATTCAGGTTATTGCTTTCGGCGTTGGGCAATCCTATTACGGAATTCGCCGCCAATGCACGATTTCAATTCCGCAAAACACAATTAAGCCGGACTCTGTAAGGTATTTACAAGAGAATGAAATCGTTAGATTCAATACTTCTGGTTCTTTACCTGCTCCCCTTGTGGTTGGGGTAGATTTTAGGGTTAGAATAGTTGGTGATTCAGTTCGTGTTTATACATTATCCGGAACTTTGATTACCCTGAATTCAACTGGTCTCGGAGAACTCACTTTAGACATTGAAAGATCAATCAGGCCATTACCTTCAACATCGATCCGTTGCGAAAAATCGCTCTACGAAACAGGGCAATCAATCATGGTTAGAGCGGAAAAAGGCGATGCTCTACCAACTGGCTTATCTGCTGGTGTTTCCTATTTCGTTCGCGCAATATCTGAGAACGAAATTGAATTATACGATACAGAGTCCAATGCTAAAGGCTCTGGAACAACCGGAAGAATTGAATACAGGACTCCGGGAAAAACAACAGAATCTGAATTCTATATTGACGCGATTAGCGATGAAATTGTTGTTAAAACAATCCATCAGATTGAAAAACCTTTGACCGATGGATTTGTTTCTCTTTACGCGTGGGATTTTGGCCGTTCAAATGACATGACGTTAATCGGCCAATACCATCCTTCGGAAATCAATCCGCAATATCGCAGAATTAGGGTTGGCGTTCCGAGCGCGTGGGTAAGGTTAGCATATCGGATGTCACCTCCGTTCATAACTTCAAAATACGACTACATACCGATTGAACATGAACGGGCAATTATCGCGGCAATTCATGCTGTGGATATGGAAGACAAAGATTTTGCTGACCAGTCTGCTCGTTATTGGGGAATTGCATTCAATTATTTGCGTAACCAACAGGAATATATTGATGGGCACGCCATGACGCCTCCGCAAATCAATAATGTCACATACGGAGACGGAACGGATTGGGTTATTAACTGATGAAATCCCCGCAAATTACATCAGGCAGACTTTCAAAAGCAACAAGCGGATGGTTTTCTGGTGTTAATTCTATCAGGAATCCGTGGTCATTACCTGAAAACCAATTTAAATGGGGCGTAAATGTTCAAGTTCGCGGCGGAATTGTCCAAACAAGACCCGGAAACGCCATGCGTTTGTCATTGCCTCCCGGAAATTTCCAAGGAGGAGTTTTTTTTGCGGCCAATAAACAAAAAAAAGCCCCCACAACTCAAGAAATAAACGGCAGGACGATTTTCACTCCTGCTGAAATTTACGATGTTGATGGCAATGGCACCACAGCGCAAGAAGTAAACTACATTGTTTTTGCAGTTGATGGTGCGGTTTACTATGCGCCATTCCCTTTGGAGCAACCTAAAAATTGGGCTGACCACAAATTAACCAATATACAACTTGATCCTGATGTTGATCAATTCGTGTTCGCTTTGGCAACACAATCAGCAAACCTTTCTACTGGGGTGAATGAAATCGTCACGCCATCACATCGTGTCGTTTTCATCCAAGACGGAATTTCTTCTCCCGCATATTGGGATGGCTCGAACAAAACCGGACAGCAAACAAAAAATATACCTACTGGATATTGGATGGCGTTTTCTGGAAATCGCCTATGGATTGCTGATAAAAATATCGTATTAGCGTCTGATTTGGGTGATCCGACATCATGGGAGGAGAGGAAAACTGGAACTGGCAGAGGTGATTTTGCGTTCAGTCGCCCGATAACTGGTCTGGTCAGTTATGTCGGTCAGGACACCTCAACAAGGCTGATTGTTTTTACTGATCGAGCGACATTCTCACTTGCGAGCGGTGTTCTTGATAGGAGCCAATGGACTTCAACGGCGAATTTTCAAAACACCTTGTATCCAACCATCGGTTGTGTTGCTGGTAAAAGCATAACATTCCAAGCTGGTCAAATGTGGTGGTATTCTCAAGGTGGATTTGTTGCGGCGGACGTTGCGGCGGCATCGTATTTGTCTTCGCAGGTTCTTTTCAAAGATGTCGAAATGGCGCGAAGCAAGCAATTCATGTCAGGTGACATCACCAGAATATGTTGCACCTCATTTGAAAATTACATTCTGGTCAGCATTCCGTATTTAGAACGATTGAATAGCCAGACGATGGTATTGGATTATGCGGCGGCATCAGAATGGACGCAGGCTCGTTCCCCTGCTTGGTGTGGCGTCTGGACGGGAACTCGTCCGGTCGAATGGGTCAGCGGTATTATTGAGGGCCAACAGCGGTGTTTTCATTTTAGCGTAGATTATTCTGCAACCTCGGACGGGTCATACAATCACCTTTGGGAATCATTCGTTCCGCAACGCTACGATTCTTATTTCGATATTGAATCCGATGGAAGCATTACGGAGCAACGGAACAGGATATATTGTTCAATGGAAACCGCCATGCTCGGAGATGGCATGGATTACAAACAATTCATCTATTCTGAAATTGAAACGAAAGAAATAGGCGGGGAAGTTGATGTTTCTATTTCGTTCCGTGGAAGCAAAGGCCAATACAAAAAAATTCTTGAACAGAAAATTCTTGCTATTACAGACGATATTCAATGGAAAACGACTCCGTATGCCAAAGAGATTTCAAAACTCGGCTATCTTAAAACGCAATATCGGCGTTTGATTACGGAATCCGCTCAACGGACGATTGACTATGAAACTTGTGAAAGCGATTACACGATTGATATTGACAAAGCATTTTCAATTTTGATTGAATGGTGCGGTCAACTTGGTGTAGAAATCGTCAGAATTTATCTTGATCCATACCCAACAAAAGCACTTGGTGTTCCGCAAAAAAATGAAACGAAACATTGCGTTGTCGGGGATGGGGGGGCGAATATCACGATTGCTAATTTGCCAAACGCATACGCAGTCGGAGACGGAGAACAAAAATCTTGGTATGCCACAGCCTTTAAAACAATATCTGTTCCGTGCGGGGCAACAGGAACTGTTGCGGCAACTGCGCAAGCATCTTTTTTGTCATACATCAGTTATTCCCACGCTTACGAAGAAGCTCAAAATCTCGCAGAGCAAGCCGCGACATCTGCGGCACAACAATACGCCGCAGAAAATTGTTGATTATGCCATCCATTAAAAAAGCATCAATTCCGGTGACGAATTTTCCCTACAGGTTCGTTTCTCCGTTTAGTGATGATAATATCATTCCGCTGTATTCTTCGATAAATTTCATCAACGAAAAACAAACGATTTGTTTGCCATGTGTCGTATGTGGTAATAATGTTGATCGCCAAATCATAATTGAGGAACAGGCGAGTCGATATAAAAATTATATACCAAATCAATTCAATAGAAATAGAATCCGAGTAGGATCAGCATAAATATGACAAAATCAATATCATACAAAACAATACCAAAAGACAGCGGCGAGTTTCTTGAACTGGTAGATTTCGCGGAGGAATTTGATCACAAAATTGTTGATCATCCGCAAATCAATGTCATCGGGTTTTACAAAGATGGTAAACTTTTCGGGTATTCAGATCATGTTTTTATTCCCGTGATTTATCCTGCTTTTCATCCGGCCCACACAACGCCGAGGGATGTTTTGCAATGTATGCACGATTTGAAAGTTTTTGCGGAGGTTTCTGGTTCCGCTGGGTTTATCGGCGTTCCGCTTGAATCAGAAAGAACAACATTCACGAATGGAATAATGAAAAAACTCGGCTTGCAAAAAATGCACCGAGAGCTTTATACTTTATAGGAGAAAAATTATGGGAGGAAGCACACCAGTTCCGACAACTTACAATACGGCATCAATGTTGCCACCGCCGAACCCGCAAGGCACATACGATATTTTAAAAGCATCGTCGCAGTTGTCTGGCGGAGCGATGGATTTACATCGTAAAAATGTTGAAATGGCATCCAAGATGCCACCGATTCGGATGGAGTATAATCCTTCGGAACTCTCTAAACAAACAGCAGAATTCGGTGTTGGTAATGTGTTAAGAGAGCGTCAAATTGAATCTTTCACAAATCCAGCGGCGGCAAGAATGCGTTTGGGAATGGCCGAGCAAGTTGAAGAGGCGACTTCTCCAGATGCTTTCAAATCTTTTTTTGATCGGTTCGCAAAAGAGCGCGGGATTTCTGCAATAGCTGGTAGCGGAATTGATCCAAACAGCACGATTGGACGATCCGCGATTTATGACGCAACAACAGAAGCTGGCAGGAATTTTCTGTTGGGAAACATCAACGCTCGGCAAGGATTTTTACAGCAAACTCCCGCTCCAATCGGGGGGATTGATCCCGGACAAGCAATTTCCGCGCAGGAAGCCAATAGAGCCGGTAATATCGGTCAAATGAATGCTTGGCAAAATGGTCAAATGCAGAATATGTTTGGCCTTGGTCAAGGATACGCTGATTTTGTAAATAAAATGATGGGTGAAACGATGTCTGCGAACCAAGCGGAGCAAGCAAATTTGCGCCAATATCAAGAAAAACTCATTAACGATTTGCTCGGTCAGGCTAATGCTGAAAATCAAATGAAAGCAGGTGCCGCGCAGGGGAATCAAGCGATGACTGGTGCGCTTGCAGGCGCGGGAATTGGGGCGGTTGGTTTGATCGCGGCGGCAATGATTTAATATGGAAAACCTAATAAATAAGACAGTCGAATACATAAAATTGTGGAATCAAAATTGGCCTCGCTCGGTCGTGTTTTGGTCAGGCGGAAAGGATTCAACGGCTTTGTTGCACCTCATCAAGTTCCGCGCAGGACTGGACATTCCTGTTGTTCAGTTCCGTGAACCAAAATTCCGCGAGCGTTACGCTTATAGCGATAAATTGATAAAAGATTGGAAGCTGGAAGTTCATGATTACCCTCCTTTGCGTGTTGCTTTGGCTGATGGGCCTGATGTCAATACTGGCGAGGTTCGCTTTGACCTATTGAAATACTTTCAATGGGGTCAAAAGTGCATGGTGATGAGCCTCGGAACAGAACGGCCAAAAGAAGGTGAAGATTTCCTTTGCGGATTGAATGATTTTCTGTTTCGGCCAACCGGAACATTCAATTGGCCGTGGGGTGCGGTATGGATTGGAACGAAAGACACAGACACAGACCTCATCAAAGGGCAAGTTGCCGTGAAATCTCATATTCGCTACGCAGACGGGTCTCCTGTGAGCTTGTATCCCCTCCGAGACTGGACTGATCAAGATGTCTATAAATATCTTGAGCTTTCAGGCGTTGAACCTGACCCAACGCGATATGTGAAAAGGCTAAACATTCACACAGTAACAGAACAATGGCAGAACAATCCTGATAAAAGTTTGAATGCTGACTTCTATCCTGTCTGTTTGAATTGTGTTGATCGCCATCAAGGGCAATATGTAGATTGTCCAAAATTGAAGGCTAAAATCAGCAATATCAGCCATCTCGCGCCTTACGAAGATATTGTTATTGATGACCTCGGGTTCCGTCCGGTAGATTGGAAAAAAAATAAATCAATATGTATGACTGTGAAGCCTGCGGAGCCTGTTGCGCCTACAAATGGTCATGGCCCGTCCTCAAACGAGACAGATCAGATGCCAGCGGAATTCCGGACGACTTGATTCGTTCAGACTACCCACTAATGAAAACAGAAAACAACAGATGCGTTGCTTTAGAAGGACAGATTGGTGTTTCTGTTAAGTGTTCTGTATATAATTGCAGGCCGATAGCGTGTAGGAAATTTGAACCCGGATCGGAACTTTGCAAAGAAGCAAGAATTCAGAAAGGAATATAATTATGGGAGGATCACTTGGAAAATCAGCGTATAAAGTTATCAATTTCCCTCTGCAACCTTTGTCTAAATTAACTAAAAGCAATTGGAGCGTTCCGTTGTCAGGTTGGGTCACGGGGCATAAATCATTTAATGAAAGTTTGAAATCTGATGGAAACCCGATTGAACAAAAAATAAATCGCGGAATTCTGAAAGCGTTTGGTGATGGCGGAAAACCAAGCGTCGGTTATCATAGGCCATACGATTTCAAAGCAATGCAAGGCATGATGCAAAACGACACATCAAATCAGATGATGGGCGATTTGTTGACGCAACAGACAATGGCAAATCAAGCGGCATCTACGCAAGCGGCGGCAAATTTACAAGCAGAAAACGCTAAACAACAGCAAAACATCAATTCTGCCATGCAAAATTCTCGTCAAAACATGAACAATTTTTTGCTTCGGACACCAGTCCCGTCTACATTTTCAGCAATTACACCAGCAACACAAAATAAAACAACTAACAATTCATTTAAGACGCCGAATGTTGCTGGTTTGACATTCGGCAGTTAATAGAAAGGACAATTATGGGAGGATCAGCACCAAAAGGACCAAGCAGAACCGAGGTCGTCGCTCAACGAGCGCATGAACAAGCAATGTTGGATATGCAAATGAAGATGGCGCAACAACAGATGGCGCAACAGCAAAAAATGTTGCAATATCAGATGGATCAATCCGATAAACAGCGTCTTGCCGCCGAAGAAGCCGCCAAACAAGCGGCAATTCAATCACAATCAGCAACAGCGCAAGGAGCGGCACAGCAGAACTTGCAAGATGTGGCTCAAAAGATTGAAGGCATGAACACGATGCAGAATTTGGCAGATCAATCAACATTGAGTGATTATCAAAAAAGTTTGACCACCGGAGCCGAAAACATGACCGGAGGTTATGATATGGCAGACGCAAAACAATCCGCTATGCAAAATCTTGGGTTGGCTTCTGGCGCGTTGCCTCAAACCTCTTCCAATCTGATTGGTTCATTGTCTGCCGTAAATCCCGCGATGACAACTGCGGCGACTAACACGCAGGCAGGCGGAACAAAACAAGCGCAGAATCAGTTCAACATGCCGAACACCACCGGACTTGTTTTTGGAGGAACATAATATGGCCGATATTCTCAAAGAAATTGAAGACGCAGGAAGAAACACCGACAATGTTGTTGGTCATTTGACCAATGGAGAAATTGTTATTCCTGTTCAGCTTGCAGAAATTCCAGAAGTAAAAAAAGCAATAAAAGCTATCTTTCAAGAATACGGAGTTAGCTTAAATGAATTTACAGTCGGAAATTCTGAAAACAAGATCAATCCTGAAACCGGATATCCGGAATTTTTCTTTAGCAAAATTTTCAAATCTATCGGGAAAGGGGTAAGCAATGCAGTAAAATCTGTTGGTAAAGTTTTTACTGGGAAATCTCAACCGAAAAAAAAGGAAGAACCTAAAAAAACTACAACCCCAACGCAAAAATCAGCCGCGCCAGTTACGAAAAAAACATTGAATCAGGATCAAAAAAAGTTTGACCAGACATTGGCTGATCTGAAAAAAAAGGATGATGATGCTAGAATCAAAGCTGAACAGGATGCGAAAGATCAAGCTATTGCCGCAGAGTCTACAAGAGCAAGAGGTCTTGCTGGGGCAAATCAACAAGAAATAGCAACGCAACTCAGCCAATCTCTTTCAAAACCTTTGAATCAAGATGTTGCCGCAACACCAATGTCATATAGTCCCAGCGGCTATGGTTCTGATAAGCCAAAAAAAGCTGTTCCGGGTTCAGGTGGAGGGCCAACTCCTACTGAAACAGCGGCAACAATGCCAGCGGGTCTTTTGGCGCAAAAAATCAATCAAGACAGCGGCGGAACAAATATGGCGACTAATCGTTTCAATATCCCAAATGTAGAAGGTCTTCAATTCGGAGGCTCGTAATTTATGACTAACGCTGGCTATAATTTTTCATACACCCCTAAACCATCATCCGCATTAGCGAACCTGAATCCTATTTCACTCGGCGAAGGAATAAGATTTCAAGCTGACGCTCCGATGAAATTCATTGAACAGCGGCCAGAGGTCGTGATGGAAGGAATTATGAAAGGTCGCCAGCAGATGGTTGAAGGAATCACAGAAGGCGCGATGTCTGCTCTGGGAAGCGTGACGGGAGCATTCAAAGAAGCGAGGCTGGAGAAAAAAGAAGCGCAAGAAAAAGCAGATCAGCGAGCGCATGAAATGTCTATTTGGGATAAACGAGTCACATCCGTTAAGCCTGATAACGAACGCGATATTACTTACGAAAATCTCCGAAATCAACTTCAAGAAAAACAGTTATTGGAGATGGAGAATCGGTTGGATGCCGTCACGCCAACAAAAGTTCGTGAAAAAGGATTTTTTTCTGGTGATCAGGTATATGATCCGATGATGGATATTCCGGTTGAGGATATGCCGAAGAGTTTGGATGAAGAGAAAAAAAAATCTTCGTTTATGAATTTGCAGACTCCGATTCCGAATATCGCGTCGAATGAACCTGCTCCGATTCTGTCAAACATTAACGACATTTCAGCATTTGCGCCTCCTATTGGTGGTTATTCCTTGGCTGGCGTTAGTGCGCCTAAAACTTCTGACAGAATTTTCCCTGCAACCGAAGGTCAGGCAACTTTGGCAGGCCAGACATTTGAATTAGAGCGAGTCAGCGGAGCAGAAGGGGTTCCTGCTCCTGCTCTTGCTTCTACTCCTGCGCCGCCACCAACCAAAGCTCCTGTTTCAAAACAGCAAGCGGAACAATCTCGCTTGACTCCTTCTCCAGCTGAATTCGTAGATGAGAAACCGGAACAGCAAAAACGCAAGCCAACTCCGTATGAAATTGAGCAATACTACGCTGGCGAGCCATACGGCAGTCTTGCTGACGCTAATTTTGCCAAGCGTGAAATGAGTAAAATGGGGTATAAAGCGAAGGTTACGGCAACCGAAGACCCGCAAAGCAAAAAACGCATCTATTATGTGGAATACGAGCAAGGCACCGAAGACCCAA